GCGGAGGCTTTCCCCGTGGGAACCTGCCCCTGCTGAATGGGGCCGATCTGGGTCAAGCGGTCCAGCATCTGGACCCCCAGATTGAACATGTTGAGCCCCCAGGACTGGTCTCGCCCCGGCCAGGCGAACATCTGAAAATCCGTCTGCGGGTTATCCGTGGGAATCCACTCCCCGGGGGCCAGATGGAGCACTTCTGGCTTGATGCCCGAGGAGGCCCGGTAGGCCCCGGCGGGGAGGTTCGTGATGGCGCCGTTGTCAATCGTCTGGTTCAGGATAATGTGCATGAAGTCATGGAGCCCCTCCATCAGTTCCAGGAACCCGATCCCATAGAGCTGCCCCTTCACAGGAATGGGGGAGGCTTTCCCCAGGGGCCGGCGAGGCGGCATCCCCGGAAAGATTTCCGTGAGCCACCGAGCCCGGGCGAGAGTCCGGGTCTCCTCGATCACCGAGAAAATGCACTCCTCTTCCAGATCATCCCCGTCGGCATCCCAGGGTCCATACCACTCCACCATCGTCACCCACTGGCGAGAGGCGTCCGAGGGAATCGGCTCTTGGCCCGCCAGCGTGTCTTTCAGATCCTTGACCTCGGTTTCAGCTTGAGGATTGGACGTATCGGCCGCATCCTGCGCCCGGCCCTCAGCCGCCAGCAAATCCTCCTCGGTCAAGAGATCGTAGGTGCCATCGTCGGCTCCCCGACGCAGATCCGCCGTCGGCACCTTCACGCGCCGCGCCACCCACAAGGCCCCCCCAGGATTCTGTGGCGTCACGGGCTGGAGATTATCCGACCGGAACGGAGCCACGATCTCTTCTAGATCATGCACGATCACCGCCGGGCCATCGTAGGTGAGCGCCGGCCACATCAGCACCACCTCAATCCGGTCCTCATCGGGCTCGTACACCTCCACCTCGACCTCGGTGGGATCGTCCACCAGGAGATCAGGCGGCGGGAGCGTCACCGTCCAGGTATAGCCGTCCTCGTCCTGGCGTTCCATAGAGACCACGCTCTTGCCTTGAAAGATCACGTCCGTCAAGAGCGACGGCATGGTCACCGCCAGATCATCCCCCTCGGGCCGGGGATACCGCTTGACCAGATGCACGCGCCGGGTATCCCGCGCCCACCGCGTGAAGGCAAAGGCCGTCCCTTCCTGGACGAACTGAGAGATATACTGCCCGATCATCACCTCCCCGGCCCCATCCACGAAGACCTGATGGTCGATCAGCGAGGAGGCTCGGTCGGCCTTCTCCTTCAAGGCGCGCTGGAGCGTCTTGGCCGTCATCACAGGCCGGATACCCAGCACCGCGTTGAAGAGCGCGGCTTCCAGCCGCAGGATGTCGGCCATCATCAGGGGAATGTGGGCATTGCTTGCGCCGGTCCACGGGAAGTCCTTTTCATCCTCCGCCGACCATCCGCGGAACTTCGCGTACCGCCGCGCCCGCAAGTCCATCCACGCCTGCCGCTCGTCCTGTGCCTGATGCACCCGGTCGAGCACGTGCGGGACCACCTGCTCGGCGTCCACCCGGAAGCGCCGAATGCGACGGCGGCGACGGTCAGGTCGTTCTTCGGACACGTCCACCTCATCAGGCATCCGCCGACTCCTGCTCCCCCTGGAATGATGTAAAGCATCGGAACATCCGGGCGTTCAGGTTCTCCCGCTTCTCGAACTCGTTGGCCATCGTGTGCAGCGCAGCCATCAGCGCCTTTCCTTCGGAGGCGGTCAACGCGCCGAAGGCCCGGGGCAGATAGAGTTCCGCGAGGCAGCGATCTATGATGGGCCGCCCCCCTCGTATATCTGGCACTCCCGCATCTCGGTTCCTGACACCCCATCCGCATTCTCCACGGTCAGATCTCCAAACCGCAAGACTCGCCCCTCATACCCCGGTGGCTGGTCAGACGGACCCACCCCCAAGAAGACGCACTGCCAGATGCTCGCCAGATTCTTCACGAATCGAATCCGATGCACCCCATGAAACCTCTGCCTCTCACAACGTCCCCACACCACCAAGACTCCCCGTTCCTCCGCCCACTCAGCCATGACGCATGGTCCACAATTCCGACAAGGGCCACCAATAATCACAGGCACAGGTAGGCATGTAGCGATCCTGGGCGAACTCCGATTGAGCGTCCCAGATCGTTGCACAGGTGCTGCATCGAAAGTGATTCGGATTCGCCAGCGCATCATCCTGAGACAGGCGAACCCAGTGCCCACGCGTCTGCCGCCAGTCCATGCCCTTCCGAATCCCCGGTTCGACCAGATCTCCAATGCTCGTGAGCCGAGGAGTAATGGACATTACGTGAAAACCTCTCATGCCAAGCGAAGCAATCCATCCCCGAGGGATGGACGCCGCACCGGCGGGAAGTCAGATGGCAGCACCTTCAGCGCCACCTTGGGGCGCATCTCGTGTTGCCAGGCGTCCAGTTCCGCCTGCAACCGGGCTTCCATGGCCGCCACGGAGGCCATCCAGGAATCATAGACCCCGGAGCATTCCCGACAGTACCGGCATTCGTGGCCCAGGTCGAGCACAAAGGTGATCTCGCCTATGGGGGTGTTCCCCCAGCATCCATCGCACTGAAGAAAGTCAGCGGAAGGGACTCTGGGACTCATAGCGTCCTGAGACTCCACCACGACCCCCACACCACCCAAGCCCCTAGAGGCCGAGCGCCCCATGGTTTCAAGAGTTTTTTGATTCGTTCATCTTTAAAATATACCCACATCTGTTGTCATCTCTGACCCACAAAAACCCTATAGGAGCATTCGGCAGAATGGAATAGTCCTCCAGGATGTAGTCAGGGAGAAAGATGGGGGGTTTCTGCTCAGTCATCGCCGCACCAACCGGCATCCGCAATCCCGGCAGCAGGGATTCGTCTCGTCAGGCGCGAGGAGGGGCGCCCCGGCCACGGGCCGCCGTTCCAGAAAGTTCACGTCGGGATTCACGCGGTAGGTGTGCATCCAGAGTTCATAGGCCACGCCGCCACAATGTGGACAGCGTAACACACTGTCCCGATCATGCCGCCCCGTGCAGTCTCGGGGGCAGACCGGATCGTCCACCCGCGGGGTATCCTTCCGGTCCTCTCGGCGGCCTGTGAACCCGGTGGCGGCGGGGCCGTAGGGGCCGTGGATCTCAGGCCAGGTGTCAGCCATCTCGCTGATCGTTCACCGTATGCACATCAAGCCCTCGCAGTCGAAGAAATTCATCTAGTACATGATATGCACAGGGCAAGCATACCGGACGATGATACCCGACCACCCAGACTTGATCCTCGGTGATTCCAGGAGGCTTTCCACAAATGTCACATTCAGCTTGGATCATTCAGGATGGGTACTCATTTCCCAGAGCATTTCCGGCTGCAAGACCAGTCCCCGCGTCAGGAACGCAAATTGTTCACGAGGCGGATGACTCTGCCAGACCGTCGTGAACGCTTCACACGCCTCAGCCCGAAGATTCCGTTGACGTGACACGGAGAGATGCTGTATTTTTCTCAAGGTCTGTTCGGCCTCTTCCAGTGTCATCACGACTCCTTCCACCCGCAGGCCAGGCACTCAAACTTGTCCAGCCAGTGCTCCTTCCAGACATAGGATTTACAGCGAGGACAGAGCATCACCACGGCCCACGTGGCGTCGGTGGGGGGGCGCCATCGCTCGACAATCAATTCAATCCCCACACGCTCACCACGGGGATCGGGTCTCCCCACCGATGCGACACCAGCCAGTACGGGGCGAGGGTCGGCGGCCACCCGCTGACGATCATGAGCAACCCGGTCTGCGGCGCCAGCAGCATCAATCGCCCCGGCTCGGCACGGCCCGGTGAAGATTCGGGCATGTGGGAACGGCGAGGGTCATGCCGGACACCAATGATCAGGCCATTCTGAGAATGCAGGAGCCTGTTGGGTCCATCCAGTTCCCTCTGGACGCGGCAGGGGGGCCTTTCCTCTCATATCTGGGAAGATGTTGGCAAGGCACGCACAAGCCCGATGGGCATAGTTCAGGGGCGCAAAAATCCCCTTCTCGGGATGTGTCCACAGAGCCCCGAATAGGCCCACACTTTCAAAATCATTGGTCCCGAGAAATCCTTTCTGGTGACAGACGCCACACTCGACGTGTGCCCATGCCTGACGATACACCTCCCAGGACTCCCATCCACCGGGATGCTCCTCGCGGTGAGCCTCACAACTAAACCATGCTCCCGTCGCGGCGATCTGTTGGCATCCGCAGACTCGTACTTCACTGAGTGATCCCCATTCACTGTCCATTTAATACCCCCGGCTCGGCACGGCCATCTTGATCGGCCCATGGACGCCCCGCACTAACGAACGATAATCCAGATTACTATTGGCCGCGTATCTTATCAAATCCGGAAAATCTTTCCACCGGTCCCGCACGGTCTCCTTCGGTTCTTTATCCGCCGCATTGCGTTGCCATTCATCGAACGCCCAGTGAGAAATCCCGAAGATGAACTTCCGGTTCGTGCTGAACGTCGTGAACCGGGGCCGCCGGGTGAGCGGGTCCGCAATGAGCAGGGCGTTCACGTTCTGAATGCCGAGGGGGATGGAATCATTCGCCAGATCACAGCGGAGCCCGGCCCGGTCATAGGCCATGCGGAGCGTCCACCCATGTTCCATCCGGTCGTTGGTTTCGGTGGCGATGTTGGGGTCCATCAAGCGCCGCGCGGGATGCACCCGATGGGCGACCTCCCAGTCGAAGACGGCGCGTGCGACCTCATCGGCGCTGCCTTCGGCTTCCAATTCCCCGATCATCACCACGTCGTCGGAGGGGGAGATGGCAAACCACCCGCAGGCGTCCGGCTTCCGGGGATGGGGGTCCATCACGAAGACGATGGGCCACGTCCGGGGCACATCCCAGGGCGGCACCACATGGCAGAAGGGTTCTAGATCATCCCCGCCACAGTGGGGGCACTGCGCCAAGGGCGCGATCTTCTTCCGGCACGTGAAGCACCACCGCACGGGCACGGAGGAGAAGACCGGATACACCACGCCCGAGAGATGCAGGAACGAGCCGAAGAGCCGCGCCTGCAACTGATCCTCGGTATAGCCCCGGATGATCTGGCGCACGTCTTCCGGGGCGAGGATGCGGTTCTTTTCGGTCCACAGGACCACCGTGTCAATGAGCGGGTCCTTCTGGGGACCGGGCAGGCCCCGCTCGTACACCTGGTCGTGGAACCAGGCAATGTCGCCCCGATTCGTGCCAGCCTCATCGGGCGGCGTGAACGCGGTGATGATCCGGCCCTTGACGTCCAGCGTCCGCATCTTCTCTTCGCGGTAGAGGTCGGCGGGCGGAAACTCGTCGTTCACGACCAGATGGTAGGACTTGCCCGCGACCGTCATGGGATCCTGGTCGAAACTCCCAAACTGACATTTGGAATGTGTCTTCACGCTCCACTGGGTCCCGTCGGCCCCGATCCAGAAACTGTCCACCGCCACGGTCAGCGTCCGGTACTTTTCGGAATAGGCTTTCTCCCACGAGCCGCCCGCCAAGCACCGCTTGGGAATCCACCCCCAATGCCCTCGCCCCTCCTCGGGCGTTCCATAGCCTGACCAGGTATCCCACCGCAATTTGCCGTGCAGCATCGGGAGCGTGTCGATGAGCGAGGTGCACATCACCAAGGCGCGGATCGGGGGCTTGACTTTCTCCATCGGATAGAACGGCTTCAAGGCTTCCGGGACATGTCCCGTCAGACCTATCGACAACTCCACCAGCGCGGTTTCAGTTTTAGCAGCCCGATTGCCCCCTAAAATGGCGACCTCGCGCGCCACGGAGCGATGCACGGGCTCGGCCATCGGATTCATGGGGCGGTAGTGGGCCAGGGCGCACGCCTGGCGATCTTCGAGGGTGCCGTGGGCGAGGAGGGCCAAGAGTTCGGTGAAGACCTCGGGGTTCTGGTCTCGGAGGCGCCGGAAGTCGGCGTCCGACCACTGGCGCATCTCCTGGAAGTCGATCTGGCCGTCACGGAGCGGCATCGTCAGTCCTCACTCGGCGGGCCGGATGACGGCGGGGTGCGGGCCGCAGGGCGTGACGAGATGGTCGGTCAGCCAGGAGGCATCCTTTCCCGCCAGGACTTGGGCGTGAGCCGCCCAGCACGCCTGGCGGGTGTCAAAGGGGTGCAGATTCCCGGGGGCCATCGTGCCGGGTTTCAGCGGGCCGATCACCAGAAAGAACCAGAACAGCACCTCCGTCACGCGACCGATGATCCGATCTCCCCCTGAGCGTCTGTGACCATCCTACTTCTGCGTCGGACTCTTCATCAAATGGGCCACGATGGTGGCCAGGCCCGCCAGCGCCGCACTCAGCG